CCTGCGGCAGCACTTCCACCAAATAGACCTGCGCCACCTGCACCAATACCTGCTCCTAGTAATGCAGTCTTTAGTGGGTTCTTACCCATAGCTGCACCACCTACTGCTCCGATACCTGCGCCTATAGCAGCAGGAATTAACATTTGTCCCATATTAAACCTTTCCCACTAAATAACATAATGGTTCTATAATTGCTCTATATATACGACCTAGAGTATCTCTACGTTTACCACGCATTTCTTTCCATAAGTCTGCTGTTCTGTGTCTAGCAATATGCTCTGCAATTTTGCGTACTAATTTGCGAGTCCATGTTGGTTTTGCACTAAACGCAAAGTTTACTACTGGTAAGAATAGTCTGTGATAACCCTTCTCAATTTGTTTAGCGTTAGGCATAGAAGCTGAATGTTTGAGCCAGATAGCTTGACGGAATGAACCAAAGCCATAAGCCTCATTCATAGCAGTACATACTATCTTGCCACCACCACTAGACTGTTGTTGTGATGTAGATACTTGACCTTGAGGTGAACCATAAGCAGCTCCCAAGTATGAAGCAAGTTTTTGATATGGTAAGTTTTGTTGATAATTATATCTATCAATATCACTTTGTAATGCAGTTTGTTGATAACCTTCCGTAGTCTTACCTACGTTAGCTAATTGTTGAATATCTGCGTAATCACTAGCAGCCATTTGAGGTGCATTGACAGCAGCTTGGTTTTGTAAAGCACGTTCCCCAGCATAATTACTGTAAGCCAATTCACCATATTTATTAGCAAGTGTTGTGCCTAAAGTTTGTGCTGCTCTGTTTTGAATATCAGCAGATACACCAGAACCATAACGACCTGCCATAGATGCAGTACCTTGTGCTTTAGCAATAGCATCATTGTATGCTTGTGTAGCTTGTTGAGTAGGACCAGCAAGAGCTTGTGTTAAATATGGATTACCAGCAGATAAATAATTACCACTAATAGTACCTAATTGTTGTTGTTGTCCTGCTGTGGATAATGGACTACCTGCCATAGCTCTATTTTGAGCTGCTTGTAATGCAGTTGTTGTTTGTTGTGAAGGACTGACATAAGTTTGACCAGCAAAGTAGTTAGGTCCTGGTTGTTGATATAAACTTTTAGCTTCGCCAAGTCCATATTCTACATAAGGTCTAACAGTAGGGTCTAGTTCGCTAGATGTTTTAGATGTAGTCGTGCCTCCACCGCCACCGCCTGAACCACCACCATAAAATGTAAATGACTCTACTAAATTATTTAGCCAATTGTGTAAACTTATCATATTGCTTTCCTTAAAGTGTAAATTCCCATGTTTGAGGTTTAAAACCTAATGATCTAGCTTTACGTTCCCATCCTTTACGTTGAGATGAAAATGTAACCCTAGACTTACCACCTTGTTTTGCTATTTGTTGTATTTCTTGCCATGCTTGATAAAATAATGTTTGGTCATTAAGTGTAGACCATGTAGCCCAGATATGAAGTGTGTCACCTATAGGTTGTAATACTACAAAACCTACTGCTTTGTTATCCACTAGACCTACAAATAACATAGACCTGTTTTCATAACAGTCACAATAGACATCTTCTACTATCCATTGTGTATGACCATGTTGCCTTACTAATTCAAGACCATGTTTAACATAGTCCCAATGTTCTCGTAACTTATCTTTAGGTATGTAGTGTAATATCATCCTACTATTATATACTTGTATGTTCTAACAGTTGCATGGTTTCCATAGTGAACTACGCAAGAGCCTTTAGCAAAGGTGTCAAAGTAAACGTCTACTAATTCAGCAGCAGAGTCATGGTTAACAGGCATGAATAAGATGACTGAATTTAACCCTATACGTTCATTAGAAAGTGTTGAGCTTGTTGCATGTGCTGTAGTTACAAATTCACCTGTGTTATTAGACTTGCCTTCTACAAGGTTATTTACAACCTCTGATATTTCTCTAGGAGTGCCACCTATTTGTGGTAATTTACGATACATTATCTAGTACCTTGACCTTCTAGGTCTACATCTACTCCAATAGCATATAACCATGAACCTGTAGGGCTTACTTTAACTCTATGATAACGACCAGCACTTCTTAAAGAGCATCTATTTTCTGATGAAGCTGATACTGCTGTTGAGTATGTAATAGTGTCATCTAACATACGCCTAGAAGCCACAGAAACGTCCCCAGAGCCATTTTCTATAATAGGTCTAGCTAGTTTAGCCACCGAGTTATAACCATCCTCTATATCGCCTGTAGTTAATGTAGCGGTTGTAGTAGCACCTGTAAAGGTAACTATTTTAGCATCACGAACAGCACCAAATAAGAGTTTACCACCTGTCCATAACCTATCGTCTAAAGATGTTGTAATAGACTCTAAAGCACCAAAAGCATCCAAGTCCTCAAGCGTTACTCCAGAAGTTGCGATAGATGATAAGTAGTCTGTATCTGTTTCAGCAGATGCCCATTTTTTAGTTTGAAAATTATAAATAAGTAATGAACGACCAGAGTCAGTATTAGGATAGTTCCATACCACTAGGTTATTAATAGCATCTATAGCAGTAGACATATCATTAATATTATTTAAGTCTACATGGGTAAAAAAGTATTTGTCTATCTTGTCTGCACCAATACCTACAATGTTTGTGCCATCACAAGCATAGAAACCATCATCTGATAAGAAATAAGTAGTCGCACCATAGTGGGCTATACTGCCACCAGAAGTGCATCCTAAACCCCTAGAAATAGTGTCAAATTGGAAGAACAAAGGGCTGCCAATGTATGACATTCTGACCAAACCACGTTCTAATAAGACTAAACCAAACTCGCCACCTGTAATGCCTTGTATATCACCACCATCGCTGATGATCTGATAGTCTGACTGACTTGCACCACCGCTAGTCCAGTCTGTTTCATCATTGATGTCTGACCATTGCACCTTATTAGGTGTACCGCTAATATTAGCTGCGACTACAAAGTCCCTTACGACTGTGATATACTTACACACAGGAGCAGCAGCACTTACATCTGCAAATAATGATGAGCTATTAACAGTCCATGCTTGTATTTTAGCTTGGTTATTAGTGGCTAATAAAGTATCGCCAAATTGTACAAACTGCCATCTATCAGTACCACTATAGTTACCTGCTTTACTTACGTTAGTAAGGGCTAATGTTGCAGAATTATACTTAAAGAGTTTTGAAGCACCACCAGCAAATAATTGATTAATAGTACCAAACTTTCCTGCGTAGACATTATTTAAGTTTTCTGCCGCATCACTAGAAAGGTTTACAACAGCAGGGAATGGTGCGTATCCTACACCTACTGGTACTACATTAGTAGCTTCTGTTAATGCACTAGAAAGTGATGATTGGTCTGGTAACCACTCTGTAAATTCTATACGCTTTGTTGCCATGTTTTATCCTATTTGTGACCATGTATTAGAACCTGCTGATACAGTTGTCCATGTTTCTGTTCCTGTTGTAGCGGTAGTCCATGTTTCTGTGCCTGCGGTAGATGTAGTCCATTCCTCACCTAAACGATAGCCTTTAGCGGTGACTGTAGCTGAAGCAGATACGACAGGGGATAAGTTAAATATCCTAAAGCCACTACCTGTAAATACCCCTGAACCATTTACCTTTGCTATACCTAGTTTAGTAAGGATGCCTGATGCTACTACTAAACCTGATACTGTGATAGCACAAGAAGCAAATATGGTAGAGAACATATCACAAGTAACAGACACAACACCATTGACATTAGCCACACCAAAATGTGTTGTACTAGCTAATGAGCTATAAGGTGTTTGAGCAAATGCACTTATGCCAAACATTAGTCAGCCTGTTCTGGCGTATTGCCTTCGCTTACCCATTTTAGGTAGGCTTGGTAGTCTGTATTGTCTGTGTCAAAAGGAATAAATGCGTTATCTGATAAACGTTCAACAACAGCTGGATTTCCTTGAAAATTATTGTGTATTTTATACATTTTATAACTCCGCACTTGCAGTTAATCCCACATTTCCTGATGTTCCTACAGCAAAGAAAAATGTTGAGCCACTAAAAAATTCAGCGTTTGTGCTTCCGCCATATATTGTTGGAGTTGCATTAGACCAAGAACCAGTACCTAGAGCAACTGTTGCATCTGCTCTTTTTGTTACAGCATAAGTCCAATAAGCTCTATTATTTGTCCCTACTGGCATAATAGAACTCATTGCAAGATAAGTGCTTGGAGAATATTTAGCAACCTCGTAATACCGCTGACAACTTATCAACTCTTTATCATAAAGTCTGCGTTCAAACGGTGTTGCTGTTGAGCCTATTTCTAGTTGGACACCTGTGATATAGAAGGTTGCACCATTAGTAGCCACAACATTAGTTTGTCCTGTTACACCATTAGCATTAGATGCAGTCCATGCACCAGAAGTCCCAGCATAAGTAGTTCCAATACCTACACTAAATATAAGTGCCATTCCAATACCACTTCCTGATGTAGCCCATGTTCCCGCTGTTGGAGCTGGAATAGTTATTGTTTTTTGTTCCCAAGTATTTGCAGAATTGATTGTATAAAGAATAGGATATGAATAATTATATGAAGGTGCATTTTCAACAACTAATCCAAAATTTCCAGTCAATGAACTTCTTACCCAAAATGATATAGTTACTGTTTTTGCGTTAGCTGTTCCCCAAGCTAAATCAGATACATTATTAGCTTCAATATTTTGTGCTATGAAAAAATTATCTCCTCCTGTTGGAGTATATGCACTAGATGATGTTACACCAAGATAATTACTAAACCCTACTGGCGGTGTTACGCTTCCTGCATTTTGTTGCACAGTAAATTTAGAGCCAGTAGATACATAATAAAACCACCTATCTAAAGTATAATTTGATCCAATAGTTGCTGTTGATATTGACGCACCAGCATATCTCTGGTCAATCCTCATATCACCATTGATGATGCGGTTCTTTAGCACATAAGGTGATGCTGCAGCTCCTTGTAGAGATGCGTCATTGAACGTGACTCCATTTGAGCCATCAAGTGTCATTGCCATTATGCTGCTCCTAATCTATTAGCTTCTAATTGTGCTTTATATGCTGCAATCACTTCTGCGGTATGTGTAATTTTACATATATCTTGCACTTGTTGTTCTTGGGTAGAGTAATCTTCGTTTGGTGCTATGCACCATCTATGGTAAGTTCTTGATATTTGGTTACCATTTTCTGTAATAATAGTAGCTTGACGAACTTGAACAGTTCCATTTTCTACTACTTCTATTCTGTCTATTAATACTTGTTTATCTAATGACATAATGTTTCCTTATTAAGCTGTATAATATGCAAATGCAAGTGTAATATATGATTGTCCAGTAGCTTGAGCAGTTACAGGAACATTTTGGTCACTAATAGCTGTACCAAATTCCCATAATTCACCAACAGCTGCACTAGGACTTATTCTACAACCCCATTGAATTAAACCTGCACCATGAGTAAATTGATATATAGCTCCAATAGACCCAGCGTAATAATTACCTGCTGCTGCTGTAAAAGGTAAAGAAACTTGCCAATTACCAGTTCCTCCTGTTCTAGTCATACCTAACTGTATTGATGCAGTTACTAAATTTCCAATTTTTGTGTAAGTACCTGTTTGAAAATTATAAGTAATAGTTGGATTTGTGCTAGACCCAGTAACTACAGGTGTCCAAGTACCTTCCTCATAATCATCTAATGTATTAGCATCTGCACTAGGACTTTGTGTAGCTGGGAATTTAATACCGTTAACAGATATAATACCATTAGTATCTTTTGTAGTTATAGTCCCATTAGTAGTAGGCAACGTAAGTGTTGTTGTTCCTGCTACTGATGGTGCATCTAATGTAATAGTTCCTGACGTATTTCCTGCGATAATTACGCTAGACATTATTTAGCCTCCAATACAGTTACTCTTGCTTTTAGGTCGTTGATGATGGTTTGTTGTTCTTTTATAGCGGCTACTAAAAGTGGGATTACATCTGTATATGATAATCCAAGCAATGCTTCTTCATCATTTTGTGTTTTTACAGCTTCAGGGAATACTGCCTGTACATCCTGTGCAATTAAAAATGAACGTCT